GGCTAAGCCTGAGCCCGTTGAGGAAGTCGACGACGACGAGGATGAGGACGAGGAAGCTGGTCCCTACGATGGTAAGAATGCCCGCGAGCTCTTTGAGCTTTGCAAGGAGCGTGGCATCAAGACGCAGCCTCGCAAGCGTGCGACGACCTACAAGAAGCTTCTCGAGGACTGGGACGCAAAGCATGCTGGTGAGCCCGACGTTGAGGAGGAAGAGGACGATGATGAGGACTGGGACATCTAAGCAGTAGGAGTCTCAACAATCCTCTAGGTATCGTGGGAGGGAAGTTTACTGCCATGGCTTCCCTCCCGTTTTGTTCTAATGGCAAAAGGAGAAACTGAAATGCAAAAGAAGTTGTTGGAAGACATTTGGCAAGTTTGCAACTCGGAGTACAAAGGCGACAACAGAGTCAAAGCTTTGAAGATGCTGAACAAGATGACAGCTTTCAAAGATGGTGTGACTTTGGCTAAGATGGATGCTTTCATTGTTGACTTCAAGAAGAAGTACGACATTGGAAGCATCATTGTTTCCAGGCAGTTGACGAACAGTTCTAATTGTTGGTGTGTCACTTACGCAGTCGGCAACAGCATGTCAAACTATCATGTCTTGAGAGCTGTCAGCCTTGATGAAGCTTACGTGAAGCTTTGTCTTAGCTTGTTCTCTGGTGTAAAAAGTGGGGAGTACAAAAGAAGGGGAGCGTAGTGGTTGAGGAGGTGCAAGTTGACGTGTCTAGGAAGACATACATCTTGTCAACCGATGGAGCTTGCAGTGGCAACCCTGGTCCAGGTGGTTGGGGAGTAGTCTTCTATGACAAGCAAAAGAGTGACTTCAGTCTGTTCGGAGGGTATGAGCTTTATACTACGAACAACAGGATGGAGTTGAAAGCAATGCTAAGTTGCTATCAGATAATCATGAAGCATTTCACTTCTGCTTTTGATGGCGGTAGTGCAGTGAGAGCTGCGAAAGCAAAGTACAACGTCATGTCAGATTCGTCCTACGTCGTGCAGTCAATATTGCAAGGGCATATGAAGCAATGGCGAAGAAACGGCTGGAAGCTGAGAAGTGGAAACGAAGTGAAGAATTTGGACCTTTGGGAGCAGTTGGCAGAGATACTTGACTGCATTGACTTGCTTGGTGTCAAAGGTCCGAACATCAATTTGAAGCTGGTGAAGGGTCATTGTGGCAATGCATTGAACGAGCTGGCTGACAAGCAGGCTGTGATACAGAGGATGATGGCAGCAGAGATTCTGAAGAAGGGGAGTGCATAGAGATGAAGGGTAAGATGAAGGCAAGTTTTGACGAACGCAAGGTCGGTCCGATGATTGGCTTGTATGACGTGATTCGTTCTGTGAAGCGGTTCATCAAGAGCAACTTGAACAATTTTGCCAATATCATGATAGGCGTTGCACCTTTCTTCTTCTTGTGGCTTGGTGAGACTTCATATGCTGGTAGGGGATACTTTGCAATAGGTGGTGAGCTTCTAGCTGTTGCTCCGATGTATGTGCTTGTGATTGCAGTTTTGAAGGCATGTGCGAAGCGTCAGCATGTGATAGAGGGGATGCCAATACCGGCAGAGCGATTCACAGAAGTAAAAGGTGATGAAGTCAATGTCAACTATGACCGTGTCAACGACTTGCTTCTCTATGTTGCAGACTTAGAAGACTGGATGGAGAAAGAGGGCTACACAGATGGCAACTAAGGAGCAGTTCATTCAGCTCGCTAGTGTCGACAAGCGAAAGTACTTTGTGAAGCTTCCGCAGATGCATGATGACAAGATTTTGCTTTGGTTTGAGTCTAGCTATCAAGCAAAGACCGCAGAGTGGTTCAAAGACTTATGGGCAAAGCTTGAGAAGCTTCAAGGTAGGAAGCCAAGGGAGTCGGAAGTGGTCGGTATAAGGTGCTTCGGCATGTACAAGACGGACGCGAAGTCATCCACTTGGCGTTTCATTGACAACATGTTGCCTGACTTTATGTACAAGAGGTTCAAGTAGTATCTTAGAAGCTCTCTGATGTCATCTGAGGTCATCTGTCGTCAGTGATGTGTAATATATCATCTAGGAAGATAGAAGGCCTCAGATGACCTCTCAGTGATTCAGAGTTTGGCATCACAGTTTACATCAACCACATGTTGTGGTATAATTGCACAGTGTTAGTCAATCAGCGGAAGCTTAGGTCAGAGATGGCTTGGGCTTCCCTTATGTGTTTGAAGGGAGGGCAGGCTTAGTGTGTGCCAAAGTAAAAGTGAAGTCAAAGCTCGGCGGTGATGCCGAGCAGATAGTCAAAGTAGATGACTGGCTTGACGAAGACCATTTGCTACTGATAGCAGGTTGGACAAGGGATGGCTATACGTACAAAGACATAGCAAAGAAGATAGGAATATCGTCTTCTGCGTTCAATCGTTGGCGTAACAGGTATCCTCAGTTCAATCAAGCGATGAGAGAAGGCAGGGAGATAGTAGACTACAAGGTTGAGAACGCGTTGCTTAAGTCTGCTCTGGGCTATGAGACAAAGGAAACAAAAGTAACTATTCTTATGCGTTATGGCAAAGTCGTCGAGGAGACAACAGAGACAACTACAAAGGAAGTAGTTCCGAATGTCACTGCTATTCAGACTTGGCTCTACAACAGGTTGCCAGACAAGTGGAACAGAAGGAATGGCAATTTGGCAGAAGACCTAGGTGAAGATAATTCAATTCACATTGAGGTCACAAGGGCTAAGCGAGATGAGTTGAATGCCACAGTAGTAGAAGGTGATGGTGAAGACTCTGATTGGACTTCATCAGTGAATTCTTCTGTCTCAGTACGTAAAGCTACAGAGCAGGAGATGCAAGTTGCTTCCAAGTATCAGCAAGTAGAAGAACAGGAAGCAGATACAGAGTGGGATGACTCAGATGAAGTAGAAAGTGAAGACATCTGGGAAGGTGTAGATGAGGACTATTGGCCAGAAGATGATGAGTGGGAAGCAATGAAAGTTGCTAGAAAGCAGTCGGAAAGTAAGCAGAAGCAGCCAGAACGTAAAAAGAAGCAAAAAGTAAACAATTTCCTTGTAAGGTCGGCAAATAGAAAAAAGGCTCAGAAAGCTGCTGGAAAGGGGAATCCGTGAGAATCGCTAAAAAAGTAGCTCCAGCCTTTGAAGATTTCATATTTGACTGGGATTATGAGGAATATGTCTTAATTGGTGGATATGGTTCTGGCAAGAGTTATCAGATTGCTTTCAAGTTGATATTGAAGCTACTAGAAGAAAGAAGAAGATGTCTAGTAGTTAGGCAAGTGTTTGCTACAGTGTTCTATTCTTGTTATTCTTTGTTTGCAGAGATATTGAAGGACATGCATCTTTACACAGATGACCCATTCAAGTTTCGCAATAGTAGAAGCTTTAGGAATAAGCATGTGCTAGCAAAGAAGTCCCCAATGTCATTTCAGTTTCCTAATGGCTCAGAGATAATATTCAATGGTATGGATGACCCAGAGAAGATAAAGTCAATCAATGGAGTTAGTATCATCTGGTTAGAAGAATGTTCAGAGATGTCAGAAGCTGCTTACTTGGAGTTGCAAGGTCGTGTAAGAACTCCAGACGTTTCGATGCATTTCATTCTTAGTTGTAATCCGGTGTCAAAGACTAACTGGGTGTACAAGCATTTCTTTAAGCGGTTAGATGACAGTGGCAACGAAGTGGTGTTGTTAGATGACAAAGAGTTCTATGACAAGAAGACTCTGGTGAAGGGAAACACCTACTACATGCACAGTGTGCCAGATGACAATCCCTGGTTGCCTAAGCGTTATCTTTGGCGTTTGGACAAGCTCAAGGAATATGACTATCATCTGTACATGGTAGCAAGGTGGGGGCAGTTTGGAGTTCAGGGACTTCGTGTTCTTCCTCAGTTCAGAGTGTGCAAGCGTGGAGTGTTTGAAGAACGTTTCTGGGAGAACATAGAACGACTTGGTCCAGAGAATCAGTTCTTTGGCTTTGACTTTGGCTTTGAAGAAAGCTTCAATGCAGTAATAAGCATGTCAGTAGACTTGGAGAACGGCATCTTGTACATATGGGATGAGATTTACCGTAACCATATCACAGATGACAAATTTGCACAGTTGCCTGAGATGCAGCGGTTGAAGGACCATGTAGACAGCCTAGCAATGCAAGGCTATGGCAAGGTGATAGTAGCTGACAATGAAGACCCAAAAGCAATCCAGTATTACAGACAGAATGGATTCCGTATCAGAGCATGTAGGAACAAGTTTGCTGGAAGCAGACTAAGTAATACAAGAAAGATAAAGCGCTTCAAGAAGATACTGTGCCATCCTAGCTGTGTCAATGTAATCAGGGAGTTGTATGATTTGACATATGCTAAGAAGCCGAATGGTGATGTGATATACGACCAGTTCAACATCGACCCTCATAGCTTCAGTGCTATCTGGTATGGTTTAGATACTGTGACAGTAGCCGACGTTAAAGACAAGGTGTTCTGGTCTAAACAAGGCGGTGTTGACGGTCAAGGAGGATGGCTTCAGTGGGGGAAGCAAATATAGTTTGGTTGATACCTATCTTGTTGACTTGAAAGGACCAGAGGGCTTCTGGTTGCTTTAGACGAAGGAAGGATTGTATCATGGCTGACATGGTTGATAACTCCATTGCTAATGTTGAGTGGTGGAAGGCAGCTGGTGTTCGTGCTATCAAGACGGTAGCTCAGACTGCAGTTGCTATCATTGGCACCAATGCTATTGGTGTTACGGAAGTTGACTGGGTAGGCGTTGCTTCTGGTGCTGCACTTGCTGGTATCGTTTCATTGCTTACTTCTGTTGCAGGTCTTCCGGAGCTTAAGTCTTAGGAGGAAGAAGTGGGCTACTATCACCAAGACGAGAGAGACGAAGCTGTGGGAATAGGAACAATGATTTTGACTGTTATTGTCGGAGTCATTTTGTTTCTGATATTCTGCATTGCAGTAATTGGAGTGCAGGCTGATGAGTTTGCGAAGCAAGATACAGAAGCTAAGCAAAATGAAAGCAATGCAGTCGTTTCAGTAGGTGCAGTTACTATTGATGACATTGACTATGAGTGGCAGTATGATGCAAAGCAGGACATGCAGCTGCCAGAGCTTTCTTCTGGTAGTGAAGCAACAGCAGCTAGTACGTTGATTCGTAAAGTCACTGGCAAGTATGTGACCAAGACAGAAGTAGCTGACGTGATGCCTAAGTCAAGTTGGGACTTTGTCAATTGCTTCCTTGGTGACCCGTATTCTAAGAAGGGCTACACCTGTTGGGCACCATGTGTTGAAGCTACAATCGAGAAGCTGTTGCCAGAAGGCTATGTGGCAGAAGACACGACAGGTACTGACTTTGCAGATATTGTAATTCCTTCGTATGTGTATGTGACGGAGGGACTAGAAGACCCGGTGTGGTACAGTGAAGACTCTGAGCTTGGAAATGGCTACAAGATAGCTCATAATTGCCATGCTATGGTAGTTCTTGGGTTTGACATACAAGAAGACAAGGTGAAAGTCGTTGACCCTCTTGTCAAAGGTGTAACGTATTACAGCTACGAGCAGATGGAACGTATCTACAACGAGATGGGAAAGCAGTCAGTGACTATAATGGAAGTTCCAACAAAGGGAGTTGATTATTGATGGCAGAAGTTGTTGATGACCTTGAGATGAAGTCAGACAATCTGGTGGAGTACGAGCTGCTCATGGCGGCTAAGGCTAAGGGCAAGACTGATGGTAACGGGCCAGCGGATGTCAATCCCCAGATGGTTCGTTCTATGGAGCATGGAGAGGAGATGTTAGACAATGGCTAGTGTAGATGATGTGCTAAGCATTGCACGTAACGAGCTTGGTTATAGCAGGTGGGATGACCCTCAGCCTGGTACTAAGTATGGCAGATGGTATGCACAAGACCATGGTAGCTACTATGGCGAGTCTGGTGTTCCTTTCTGTGCTATGTTTGTCTCATGGGTGCTAGCTCATGCTGGTGTTGAGTGTGCAGGCTTTCCTGGTGCTTACTGTCCTTGGATTGTCACTGCTGGATGTAATGCAGGAAGGGCGGTAAACAAGTATGATGCTCAGCCTGGAGATGTGATTCTGTTTGAGTGGGACTTTGATGGAGAGGCAGACCATGTTGGTTTTGTCGAAGTCAACTATGGCTCGTATGTGCAGTGCATTGAGGGAAACACAAACAATGGCGCTGTTGCTCGCCGTGACCGTTACTGGGACAATATCTGTTGCGTTATTCGTCCTTATTATGACGGCTCTTCGTTTGGTGGCGGTGGTTCTGATAGTGATGATGGTGATAGTAATGTGAAGGAAGGCCAGCGTTATCTGCAGCGTTGGGGCTATGACATCGGTAGCTCTGGTGTAGATGGTTATGATGGTCCTGATACGCTTCGTGCTAGGGTCGAGTATGTTCAGTATAACATGAACTGCTATGGTGCTAGTCTTGAAGTCGATGGCAGCAATGGCTCTCTGACTCATGCGGCTTGGAACAACCTTGGTGGCGTTCGCTACGGTGACTCCAAGACTTACATGGTGAAGGCAGCTCAGATTGCTTTGCTGTGTCATGGCTATTCTGTCGGTGATGCTGGTATCGATGGAGACTTTGGTCCTGCTACCGAAGCTGCAGTGAATGGCTTCCAGAATGACCATGGTCTTGCAGTTGATGGTTTTGTTGGTCTCGAGACGTTTGACAAGCTGTTCTAGTTTGATGGAATGCGATTGGAGGTAGAAGTAAATGGCTAATAGAAGGGCATCGGACGAGTATAAGGTGCTGTCTGCGGAGAACAGTGGCGAGGTGCTTACTGCTTTCAATCGCATTCCGTATTCCCTTATCAATGCAGAGTCTGATGACGAGAACACGCATGACGTGCTTACTGAGCTAGCCGAGATTGTGAAGTATTACAAGGAGTATTACGATGGCGTAGACTTCACGAGCGAAGGCACCAATGGTGACTACATTCCGGCGAAGCTCAACTATCGTATGACTTATTCGCTTATCAACAAGGAAGCACGCTTCTTGTTTGCAGAAGCTCCTGACATTGAGATTCAGCCAAGTGGTATTGTTGGCACTCCGTCTGATGAGCTTATGCAACAGATAGATGACATTCAGGTGCTTGTAGACAATGTGCTTGATGCTAACAACTTTGAGCAGCAGTTGCTTAAGGCTGCGAAGGATTGCTTCGTTGGCAAGCGTGTGGCAGCAATGGTTAACTTCAATGAAGTTGATGGCTGTGTGATTACGTTTCTTCCGTCTACGCAGTTCTTGTACGAGACTCGTATTGGCAATCAGAATGTGCTTACGAAGTTTGTTGCTTTCATCGTTGTGCATGACAGTATGAGGATGTCTAGCAAGCGCATCTTTAAGAAGAAGTTTGAAGTAGTTGATGATGTCGTCTATCTCGAAGAAGCTTTGTATGATGGTGCAGGCAGGCTTCTTGAAGATGTGACTCCACGTGTTGCTATTCAGATGGACCGTATCCCTGCAGTAGTCATTGTCAATGATGGTCTTACTGGTGACTACAAGGGTGAGTCAGAAGTCAACATCTTGGACGACTATGAGGGCTGGTTTAGTAAGCTGTCTAATGCCGACATAGATGCTCAGAGGAAGTCAATGAATCCTATCATCTGGACTCTTGACATGGAATCGGCTTCTACTAAGGGACTTAGCTCAAGTCCTGGTAGTCACTGGGACCTTGGCTCAGACCAGAACCTTGAGAAGTCGCATGCAGCAGTCGGCATCCTCGAGTCTAACATGAACTACTCGAATGCGCTTAGCACCAGTCTTGACCGTGTCAAAGCTAATGCATATGAAGATGTTGACATGCCCAACGTGACGCTAGAGAGTATGCAAGGTGCTATCACGACAGGCAAGGCATTGAAGGCAATCTATTGGCCGCTCATTGTTCGCTGCAAGGAGAAGATGACAACATGGGGACCAAAGATTCGAGACATGATTCGTATCATTGTTGACGGTGCAATCTTGTTTCCGACATGTGTTGATGAGTATCTTGCTCAGCCATTGCCTAGCATTTCATATGAGGTGCATGTCGAACAGAACAATCCGTTGCCAGAAGATGAGACTGAAGACAAGGCAAATGACATGGCTGAAGTTGAGTCTAACTTGATGTCTCGTAAGACATACATGAAGAAGTGGCACGGCCTTACTGATGATGAGGTGCAGGCTGAGCTCGAGCAAATTGCACTTGAACGTCAGATACTTGAGGACACTAGCTTCTCTGGTGTTGCTTCTGGTGTTCCCTATCCAGAAGTAGAAGACGAGAGTGATGAGTTCATCGACGAGAACGAGCTGGTGGTTGAAGAATGAAAGTCGAGATACTGAGGCATCCAGAAGAAGCAGACTGGCAGCGTTGCAAGATGCTGGCTTTGAACACGGTTGGCAAGAAGTATCTCGGGGACAAGGACATTGACGAGCTTTGGAAGATTCGCATATTGAGGGCCGGTCATTCTCCTATTCGTACTTTGATGTTCACCATCAAGCTCGAGATTCCTTATTTCGTTTCTGTTCACTTTGTTCGCCATAAGTTTGGAGTCGAGCATTACGTGCAGTCGCAGCGCAATGACAGGCAAAGCGACTACGATAGGGAACAAGCTTCTCAGTCAGCAGTGGTGTCACACATAATGGATGTCAATGCAGCTGAGTTGATGCAGATATGTCAGATGCGTATGTGCAAGCAAGCTTATGCTCCTACTCGCATGGTGGCGAAGGAGATAGCAAAGAAAGTTATTGAAGTCTGTCCGGAGTTCGAGGAGTTGTTGAAGCCAAAGTGCTTGGTGCGAGGCGGATGCAATGAGTTCAATCCATGTGGGTTGTTTGATGCTAAAGGCTAAGCTGTGAGAGGTCATCTGAAGCCCTTAAGTTTTCCTTGATGTGTGGTAACTCATCCTGGAGATTAGAGGACCTCAGATGACCTCTGGTTCATTCAGAGGAGGTGTGAGGTATGCCACAGAACTTGACAATGTTTGCCTATTCGCAAGGTGTGAAGGAGCAAGTAACCGATGAGGAATTGAAGAAGATTTCTGGTCTGTATTTGGATTGGGCAGATGAAGTTGGCGACCTTGCATCTTACTATCACCACAAGGAGACAGCTTCTTCTGTTCTGTCAGAGCAGTACTACAAGCAGCTTCAAGCACAGATGGTGGAGACTTCAAAGCAGGTGTCTAATGAAGTCTACGGCATTGCAAAGGGTGGGATGCTGACTGTGTCAGATGCAGTCGTGAAAGACGCAGTTGACTGGGCGGCTTCACTTGGTTTTGACAAGGGACAGATGTCACAAGCATTCAGCTATGTTCCTGATTCTGTAGTTCGCAGCTTGGCGACTGGTCAGGTGTACGAGTCTGGTTGGTCTCTCAGCAAGTCAATCTGGGGTGACAACGAGAAGACGTTGCGTGATATCTACACCATTGTGGCAGAGGGGCGTGCAAAGCAAGAGGGAGTGTATGAGACAGCTAAGCGTCTTGAAGCTTATGTGAATCCGAACAGAGCTTTGCCATGGACCGGACCTACTGTGATTGGACCAGACGGCAAGCCATATACGATGCGTATCTACAAGCATGCAGTTGACTACAATGCGCAACGGCTTGTGCGCACTTTGAATCAGCATACATATCAGCAAAGTATAGTGGAGACTTCAAAGGACAATCCATTCATCCTTCGTTTCATGTGGCAAGCAAATGGTTCTCGTGCATGTCCACTATGTCTTGACCGTGATGGCACCGAGTATGAGAAGGACAAGCTTCCATTAGACCATCCGAACGGCATGTGCATCATGGTTCCTGTGACAATGGATAAAGATGAGATGTTGCAGAAGCTAGCAGACTGGGTCAATGGAGAAGATGGAGACTATCCAGACATTGACAAGTTTGCTAAAGGTGTTGGCTATGAGGGAAAGCCAATGACGACGAAGCAGTTCTTGGATAAGTACGGTCCAACGGACATGAAGTACTACAAGTCGTGGTATAACAAGCTTGACGATGCTGGCAAGTCTGCTTATGACAAGATGGTAGCAGCAAGTGGTGAAGACCCAGCAATGTTCTTCAAGAAGTTCATAAGCTCAGCATATGACGACGCAGGAAAGAAAGTTGTTCCGAAGCCATCTTACACTGGTCATGACATAGCGAAGAAGTTCATTGGTGACAACTATTCTACGACTTCACCTTTGTACAACGATGTGTACAAGAAGTTTGGTATGGATGCAGCCGAAGACTTCAAAGCTTTGATTCATGATGAGAAGGTTTCAGGTGGTTATCAATACAACATTGATGTGTGGAAGGCTTACATGAACGGAACTGCACCGAAAGCTTTCACGCAGACAATGGATGACTTCTTCAAGTATCATGGTGCCGCAGCGTATGAGAAGGATTTGGCAAAGCAAGTTGCTCTTGATGCGGCGAAGAAGAAAGCAGTACAAGAAGCTAAGCAATATGCGAAGCGGCATGGTATCACAAGTACTCCTGATGGCTTTGACAAGTTGTATCAGGAGCAGCAAAGGCATCTTCGTACAGTGAGGAAGCAAGGCAGAGAATGGGTTGCGACTCTTAGCAGTGCAGAGAAAGATGGCGTTACCACTTACTCTGGTGGCAGTTATCGAAAGATGAACAACTACTTGAGAGGTCGAAGTGGCAGTATTTCACCTGACCTTCAGACGGCGATTGACAATGCGCATTCTGCTTTGTCTGGTACGTCTACAACTCAGGAGCTTTACTTAGTTAGAGGTACTGGCTCTCGCTCTACAGCTTCTATGATGGGTGCTAGCAACTGGCAAGAAGTGCTTGATGACCCGAAAAGCTTTGTCGGTGTGAAGATGACAGATGAGGGCTTCTTCAGTACTTCACCTTTTGGTGGAGAGTTTGGAGGAGAGGTGCATATGCATATCACAGCACCAGCAGGTGTTCATGGTGCATACATCGAAAGCATCTCGCTTCATAGTACAGAGAAGGAGTTCTTGTTTGACAAGGGGCAAAGCTTCATCGTTACGAACATTGTGCCAGGACGTTGGTCAACAGATGTTTACATGACAGCGATAGTGTGATAGAATGGCTTCGCAGTAGTACTTTGACAAGTGAATAGGAGGTGAGAAGAATGGCCTTCAAGGAGGGAGATGAAGTTGTCATGAGATATGACGGCAGAGTCTCGGACGAAGACTTGGTATGCAGAGATTGCATGTTCAAAGGGAACGACGTATCAGCATGTGATGTGTATCCAAGTCTGAAGCCACCGTGGATTTTGACTGGTGGTGGATGTGTCTCGAAAGAAGTGGAAAAGAGTTCTTAGAAAGGAAGCAGTCAGATGACGGACTACATTCGAGAGTACAAAGACGTGCTTGGTCGTGATATCAAGAAGGGTGACACTGTTACTTGGCTTGAAGACAATGAGACACCAGAGCAGGCGATAATGCGTGCTAAAGCTGGTAAAGGTCAGATTGAAGAGGTGTTCGAGTGGTCTCAAGAAGGAGATTCAGGACTTGGCACAGATGCTACTAACAAGAGTTGGATAGAAGACGGAAGGGCTTATCCAGGTCAATATGGAATCTATCCATTCAACTTTGAAGATTTGCAAGACATTGTCGTGGTGCCAGAAAACTTCTAAAATATTTTGAAGTTGTCAAGCCGGATTGCTGAATTCTGTGATACAATGTAATCCAGAGGAAGCAATCCGGCTTCCCAGTACCTGGAAAGGTGGCTATCATGGCAGAGGTAAAGCTTAACTGGAACGAGACCATCGCGATTCGTACTATCTGTGACGATTGTGACGAACTTGATGGATACGGCTTCAATCGACCCAGTGATGTAGTAGAAGCTCTTATGGAAGCTTTGGACCTTCCGAACAAGAAGGCAGCCGGAGCTTATATGACGGACCTCGAAAAGAAGGGTCTGATTGACATCAATACTTACGATGATGAGATTTGGGTCAACCCGGACGTGTTCGAGAAGTATTGCTCTTGGTGCTAGTATCAATCAAAAGTTAGTAAGAGCTGGCTTCTTCGGAAGCCAGTTTCTTTCTAGAAGGAAAGTATCATGGACAAGTTTCCTAAGTCAGGTAGTGAATGGCAAAAGTTGCTAGTAGGCATAGTCACTGGAGAGGTGGTCGTTGATGGGCAAGTACGACAAGTTGGTGATTTGGTTAGCTCTGTTTCTTCTGATGTTTCCAATTCTGTTGATGTTCGCATCTGTGTATGCAATGCTTCCGTAGAAAGGATTGAAGGTGCTGACTCCAAGGCAGAGAAGTCTTCTAAAGAATAAGATAGCTGGTGCAGTGTATGGCTTTGCAATTGGTGATGCTATGGGCTGCACGACTGAGTTCATGTCAAAGGAGCAAGTCAAGAGCTTCTTTCCTGAAGGTGTCACCGAGATAGTCGGAGGAGGTGCGTATAACTGGAAGCGAGGTGAAGTAACAGATGACACTCAGATGTCAATGTGTGTGATGCGTGCTCTCATGGCTTTGAATGATGAGTTCTACTTTACCGAAGAGTCTGAGCGTGATGACTTCAAGTACTTGTGTGCTGACGAGTTCATCTTGTGGTATTTGTCTGGTCCAAAAGACATAGGCAACCAGTGCCGCAAGGCTATCTACTACTTCTACAAGAACAAAGGATGGCTACCAGATGACGCCAAAGCTCTTGGCAATGGCTCATTGATGCGAGCGATGCCATGTGCCCTGATAGGCGAGCACAGCCTCAATGTCATACAGTCAGACCTTACGCATCCCAATAACCATGTCAGAGGTATAGTCCAGAAGTATTCTGAGGTCCTCTGGAGCCTTATCTCTGACTATATGGGTACCAATACCATCTCGGACATTTTAGGACCTCAGATGTCCTCTGAGTGCCTCTCACCAAGTGGTCACATTGGCAACACGTTCAACAACGCGCTGTGGTGGGCTGACAAGGAAGACTTTGACTCCTGTGTCATTGGTGCTGTCAATGATGGCGGTGATGCAGACACGATAGCAGCGATAGCTGGTTCGCTTGCAGGTGCCAGGTTTGGCTTGCGATGCATACCTCACATCCACATAGCAGCTCTTGACAAGAAGCTGCTGCCCCAACTCGGGAAGTTCATTGACTTCGCGGTGATGCGAGCAGAGGTGAAACTTTGTCAATGAATTTCAAATTGATGGTTTACATGTATCCTAGTATATGGTAATATATAATTCTATAAGGAGAACGTATGAAGTCAAGTGGCATAAGCCATATGACACAATTTAAGTCGACGGTTAGGAAGAAGAACCCAAAGCCGTCAATCATTGCGAAGTGTGTTGACTGTCAGTCAGAGATTGAAGTTTCAGTTGATGGTAGCACGTCTTCGCAATATGTGTCAAAGTGGGTCCAAGTAGAAGACGAGTTGTTCAAGTTCAGTTTCTTTGACTGTCCAGAATGCGGAAGGCGTCATCTAGTGCAAGTTGACTCCGAGGTGTCAGAGAAGTACTTGAATAAGCTTGTAGAAGCTATGAAACACAAACAACTATCCAGAGTGCAGAAGTTGCAAAGGTACCTTGACCTAGCAAGGAAGGCTGCTAGAGGGAAAGTAGAAGGCAAGCATTATTTTGACCCAGATAGTGGCTTGGACTACATCATCGAGTTTGTAGAGGAGGATGATTGTATTGTCAAACGTATCTCCTGAGCAGACTAACAAGGGCATCCATTGCAGGTGTGATGAGTGTGGTCAAGAGTGGCTTCTTCAGTCTGATGGTATACTTGAAGCAGAAGTCGAGAATGCAGACGAGAAAGACGAGCTGTCAGTAAGGTTCTTCATGTGTCCACGATGTGGTAAAGTTTACGTGGTGAACTTGTTTGATGCAAGGCTCAAGAAGCTTTTGAAGAAGCGAGAAGTTTTGAATGCAAGGTTGGACAAGGCTTACAAAGCAAAGAACGTAGATTTCGCATTTGCGATGTCAAAGCGTATTGACAAGCTAGCCAAGCGTTTCAACAGGCATTCTTCAGAGTTGTCGATGAAGTACAATGGGACGTTCACCTTGGCGTCTAATGACAAGGATTTGACTTTTGTACCGTTTCAAGAGCGGAATGACGAGTAAAGGAGAAGGAAATGGGAAATGAAGACAAGCGCGACGAGATTGACGAGAAAGAGGACGAGCAGAACCAGGGAGTTAACTCAGGTTCTGGGCAGAATGATGATTCTGGCAGCAATAACTCCTCTGGTGGTCAAGCAGGTGGTACTTCCGGAAATGGTGGAAGCAATGAGAAGACTTTCACGCAAGCTCAGGTCAACAAGATGATGAGCAATGAGAAGCACCAGGGAAAGAATGCAGCTCTTCGTGCACTTGGCATTGACCCGTCTAACAAGGCTCTGATGGAGTCAGTGAAGTCTTTTGTTGCTTCTCAGAAGTCCGATGAAGATAAGAACAATGAAGTTCTTCAGCAGCTTGCTACTGCGAATGCTCTGGTAGAAGTCATGAAGGCTGGCGTGAAGCCACAGTATGCAGATGATGCAGTGGCTCTGGCGATGGCAAAGGCTTCTCGCAACGACTCCTCCATTGAGGAGGCGATGTCTGAGTACAAGCAGAAGTATCCTGAGTGGTTTGCTTCTGACTCTGATGGCTCTGACGACTCCGGTTCTAAGAAGGACGAGGAGAAAGAAGACGAGTCTGATGATGGCAAGAAGAAGCAGTTCAACGGTACTGGTTCTACTCCTCCGTCTGGTGGCAAGAAGCAGACCGACAACAAGCAAGCTGGTCTTGGCAAGCGACTTGCAGCTTCTAGAAAGAAGAGCACGGCTCGTAAGAGCTCATATTGGAACTAATTGTTTGGAGGTTTGAAGATGCTTAATCGTTCTGGTATCAAGAAGGAGACGGCGACTGCTCCGATTCAGATTCTCGCAAACGTCGAGATGCAGGCTTCGGTTGGTTGCATTGTCCCAAACACCATCTATGAGACTATCAACGGCAAGAAGATTGCCGAAGCTGGTACTCCTGTCGTGATTGACTTTGCCAATCCTGGCACCGCAGTGTCTGCGCCTGTTGGTCCTACTCTCGGTGTGTTTACGCTTCAGATTACGACTGCTTTTGCAGCCGACGAGAAGCTCACCATTGACGGTGTTGACTACACCTGCGCTGCTACCGAGGATGTCTCGGCTAAGAAGTTTGCTGGTGCTAATGCAGCTGCTCAGGTAACTTCGCTTCTGAAGATGGTTACCACTGACGACTACGATGTTGCTGCAGTCGACGGTGCTACTGACAAGCTTGGTTTCACTCAGAAGACTGTTGATGTTTCTGACACCTCTGGTCCCACTGTGTCGAAGACTTCTTCGACTGGTGCTATCGGTTCTGTCACGAAGGTCACCACTCCTGATGCTGGTACTACTGGCAATGCGGTGCTTCTGCATGATGTTGATGTCACTGGTGGCGCAGCTAATGGTACGGCGCTTCTGTTTGGCTTTGTCAACTACAACCGTCTCTCTGCTGCTACCAAGGCTAAGGTTGCTCTTGGTGTCAACACCATCGGTGCTGTTTCGTTCATCAAGGCTTAGTTGTAAAGTTTAGGAGGTATGTGAAATGACTATCTTTGACCTTATGCAGGCTCCTGAGCTTGCAGCTTACTGGGAGGAGCTCGTCCAGGATGAAGCTCCGTATCCTGCAGAGGAGCTGTTCCCTGACAACAAGAAGCAGGGTCTGAATCTTCGTTGGATTAAGGGCTCGCGTGGTCTTCCTGTCGTTCTTAAGACGTCTGCTTTTGATGCTGCTGCGATTCCTCGTCCTCGTATCGGTTTTGACCGTCTGTCTGCGGAGATGCCTTACTTCAAGGAGTCGACGTACATTGACGAGGAGCTGCGCCAGGAGCTCAATATTGTTCTAGAGTCTGGCAACCAGGCTTACATTGACTCCATCATGAATCGTGTGTTTGACGACGAGCTTCGTCTGCTTCGTGGTGCCGCCGCAGCCCGCGAGCGCATGCGCATGATGGCTCTCACCACTGGTGTTATCTCCATGGCAGCCAATGGCCAGTCGTTCTCGTTTGACTATGGCATTCCTGATGCTAACAAGGTTGACGCTGCTACTGCATGGTCTAGCCTCTCCACCTCTGACCCGATTGAAGACATTCGTCAGCTCATCGAGACCATTCAGGACGCCACTGGTGCTGAGATTGTCCGTGCCATGTGCAATGGCAAGGTCTGGCGTCAGCTTCGTAACAATGCGAAGATTAAGTCTTCCATCTACGTGCTGACCAACGGTGCTGGTGTCGTGTCCGATGCGCAGCTTCGTGACTTCATTGCTCAGGAGTTCAATGGTCTGCAGGTGCTCGTAAACAACAAGCGCTATGTTGACGAGTCTGGTGCTACTCAGCCGTTCATGCCTGACAACACCTTTGTGGTGTTCCCCGATGGTGACCTTGGTCAGACTTGGTTTGGCACCACTCCTGCAGAGTCTGACCTTCTGTCTGGCAATGCAGCCAATGTTGCCATCACAGACACTGGCGTTGCGGTGCTCACTTCTCAGAAGACCGACCCGGTGAATGTCGAGACTATTGTGTCTCAGATTTGTCTGCCTTCGTTTGAGGCTGCTGACCAGGTTGGTATCATTGACACCAATCCGGTCTAGGATGTGGTATAGATGATTGAGCTTGTGAATTCCACTGGCGATGTCATCAAGGTTCCCTCTGGTGCTCGTAAGGTTTACGAGCATCAGGGGTTCTTTCCTGTTCAGGAGGCTGTAATTGCTTCGCCTGCAGTTGTTGAGGTCAAGGAGCTAGAGGAAGACGAGTTTGCTGGTCTTCTTGAGAAGCCGCTTGGGCAGTGGAAGAAGCAAGAGGTTATTTCTTTTGCAGAAGCCAAGCATATTGACATCACTGGTACTAAGAACATCAATGAAGCCAAGGCTATCATCAAGGAGTTCTTGGCTGAAGACACAGACGACGAGTGGGAATAGGATAGGAGGTCTTTGCAATGGCTGTTGTGACTGATGACACTCAAAACGCATGGGATGATTTGTCGGTTGTCGGCAAAGACCTTCCTAATGCCATTTCATATGAAGCACTTGCAGCTTTGAAACGTGAGCTTCGTGAGAATGACTGTCCGTTCTTCACTGATGACGACGACTATGTTTACTACTACAACAAGAACGGCAAGAATCTTGATGCCACTATTCACGAGATGCTTCTGATAAAAGCTGAGGACTCTACCATCTCAGTTTCCGGTCTGAGTACAGCAGATACCTCAGCTTACTTTAGACGTCTTGCTTCTAGGTATCGCCAGTTCAATTCGGGGGTGCTAAGTGGCAGTTAACACGAAGTTTGAAGCTTACAAGCTAGCAAGGGAGCTTCGAAGGAACGGGATAGTCGCCACGGTTAGTCGGGCTGTGAAGAACGAGTTTGGCGAGCCTGGCGACATTCCGCTAATCATTGGGACGTTTCCTTGTCTGTATCACACTGAGAAGGTATATGTCTCTAGTAACACTTCTGATGCTTCAATGCATCGCAGTACTGTCAACAAAGCGGTTGGCACTCCAGCTTTGCTTTGCTTGATGGACTCAGTAGTCGGGCTAGACTTGGAAGTCAATGACATCATCTCATTGTCTTCTAACTCAGACAACACGTATGAAGTTGTCGAGGTGAATGACATTCAGAACTGGGGAATCATAGCAGATGTGTCTCTCAGGGAAGTAGATGATGGTGATGTCCAGCTCTAAGTTGACATTTGACTTCAGTGACTTTGAAAGTAAGATGAAAGGTCTTAATGACAGAGTTGATGCAGCTGTAGCAATGGTTGCAAAGACAGATGCTGGAGAGCTAAGAGTTTACATGCAAGCTAACAGGCCATGGACTGACAGGACTGGAGAGGCGAAGCGGCAATTGAATGCAGTTGTCTCTAAGCCTTCAGCTCATGAAGTCAGGATAACATTGTCACATGGTGTCTACTATGGCATTTGGCTTGAGCTTGCACATGGCAAGAAGTATGCGATACTTCAGCCTACGTTGAACACGAAAGGCAAAGAAGTCATAGAAGACTTTAAGAAGTTGATTAAGAAGGTGTTGTCGTGAGCATTGACACTTCTACTTTCAAGTATCAGGAGACTCGGTGGCAAGACCTTTATAGTTTCCTGAAGGGAAAAGGCTATGACGTGTACTCGCCTGGACAGCATAAGGGTGAGTGTGTTTCGATTTACGTTGTAATTAAGAAGTCTACAAGCTCTAAGTCTTTGATGTTCTCGTCAAATGAAGACTTGTATGACATTTTGATTTATGTTCCGAAGAACAAGTACTCTGCAGTAGAAGCAACTTTGAACGGGCTGATGGAAGACATGAAAGACATCTACCCGTTGTTCAAGCCATATGGTCAACAGACTGAAGCTTACTTTGATGATGAAGTCAAAGGCTATATGGTCTCTGTGATGTATTCGAACTTCAAGAAGCTTTAGGAAGGTGATTCAAATGGCAGTTCGTAAGAGTTCTTCGGAAGTCGCGACTATTGATGTCGCGCTAGTGACTATCGAGACGGCTGATGACGAGTTTGGTTTCACTACCTCTAATCAGATTGAGGTTGAAGTCCAGACTGAAGACCAAGATGCAGTTCGCCTTGTCATCAAGGGGAAGCTCATCGCGCAGAAGAAGCAGAGCAAGGTAATCGTTGGCAACCAGATTACACTGCATGACAACGTGTTCAATGCAGACCTTGTCGAGATTCTTCAGGGTGGCACTGTCCACACTGACGGGTCTGGCAATGTCACTGGCTACACTCCGCCTGTTGCTGGCTCTGACTACGTGCCAACTGAGTTTACTCTGAACGTGTACACTCCGCAGTATGATGCGGCTGGCACCATCATTCAGTACGAGAAGATTGCATATCCCAACTGTACTGGTCAGCCTGTTGCTCTCAACTCTGAGGACAATGCTTTCCGTGCTCCTGAGTATGTGATTGATTCTGCTCCTCACAATGGTGAGGCACCGTATGACCTCACGTATGTCGCGTCTCTGCCTGTGTGGAACGAGACTTCGGTGAACTACGTGCTCACACAAGATGCCACGTTCCAGGAGTCTAAGACTTACTATACCCGTACTGGCTCCGGTACTTACTCCAGCCCGTATAAGTACACGGTGGCGTCCGTGACTTCTGGTCAGTCAGTCACCGCTGACACGTACTATGAGGTTGACACTGACTAGTGTCTGAGGCACCCAGATGACATCTGAAGCCTTGTGTCATGATAGATGTGTAGATACCCATTTTGATTGTCACAGGGCTTCAGATGCTTTCTTGTTTAATATACGAGTAAATTAGAAGTCGAAAGGACAAGTGATATTGTCATGGAAGTAACAAGTCTTGAGCAGTTGAAGGTGTATGCAGGTGGAGAAGTCGTGCAGCTTCCTGATTTTGCAGAGGGGCAGCCTTTTGTAGCTCGCCTTCGTCGTCCGTCTATGATGGCGCTTGCAAAGACCGGCAAGATTCCTAACTCGTTGCTTGGTGAAGCACAGAAGCTTTTCAATGGTGGCGCTTCTGCGATGTCTTCCGGCAATGCGAACACCAACATGCTTGGTGACATGTATGACATCTGCATCTGTGTTGTCGAAGCTGCAATGATGGAGCCGACATACCGCCAGGTGAAGGAAGCTGGTTTGGAGCTTTCTGACGACCAGATTCTAGCTATCTTCTCGTACACTCAGACTGGAGTCGAGGGACTCAAGCAGTTTCGTAACGAGTGAGAGGATAGTCAATGTCATCTCGATGTCGCTCTCGTTTGACTGCAAGCCGTCAGAGATAATCGGCGAGATGGACGAGTACACAGCCTTTTGCTTCAATGAAGCTTGTTCTTTCATATTGACAAAGATTCGTGGTGATGGCACGAAAGATTCAGGCGAGATGCCAGTGTTCAGAAGGAAGGTGAGCAGCTTTCACGAGCTATATTCTAAGTATCAGTAGGAGGTGATTTCGTTGGCTGCCAATGGTGGAGAGATTCAAGCGCATCTTACACTTGACACCTCTAAGTTTGATTCTGCAATGTCTAGGGCTTCTAACGGAGCCACAAAGTCTATCAATGGTGTTACTGGTGCTGCAGCTGGTGTTGGTGACGAGCTTGATGATGTAGCAGGTGTGTCAGCGGACGCTTCTAAGAAGACTCAGACTGACTGGAATGCAGTTGGTGAAAAGCTTTCTACAACTGGTGGCAAGCTTACTACTTACTTGACGCTACCTATTGTCGGTGCTGGCACTGCAGTGGTGAAGACAGCTGGTGAGTTTGACCAGTCAATGGCGGAAGTACGTGCTATTACAGGTACTACTGGCAAAGACTTTGATGCGCTTCGTCAGCAAGCTATTGACCTTGGTGGTTCAACTGCTTATAGTGCAGTAGAAGTTGCCAATGCAATGACTGAGATGGGCAAGGCTGGCTGGAGCTCACAGCAAATCATGGATGGCATGGAAGGTGTCTTGAATGCAGCTGCAGCTTCTGGTGAGGGTCTTGCTTCTGTTTCTACGATTGTTGCAGATGCTATTTCTGGCTTTGGTCTAGAAGCAAAAGACGCGACACATGTTGCTGACTTGCTTGCACAAGCAGCTAATGCAGGCACCATTGACATTGTTGACATGGGCGAGTCTTTCAAGTATGTCGCGCCTGTCGCAAAGTCGATGGGCTTCTCGATTGAGGATTGCTCTACTGCGCTTCTTGCAATGTCAAATGCAGGCATCAAGGGCTCGCAAGCTGGCACTTCACTTCGCACTATGATGCTGAACCTCGCTAACCCGACAGACGAAGCTGCAATGTGGATGCAGAAGCTCGGCATTGAGGTGACTAATGCAGACGGCACTTTCAAGTCTTTTGACGAGATTGTGAACATCATGCAGAAGTCAATGGCTGGTCTTACCGACGAGGAGAAGGCAGCAGCAGCCGAGGCGATTGCTGGTAAGACTGGCATTGCGGGCATGTTGGCTGTTGTCGACATGGCTCCAGAGGAGTACGACGAGCTTACGAAGACGATGGCTGAGTGTGACGGTGTCGCGAAGCAGACAGCTGAGACAATGCAAGATAACTTGATGTCGAAATTGGAGCAGCTCGGTGGTGCTCTCGAGTCACTAGCAATCAAGCTTGGTGATGTTCTGCTTCCTCCTTTGAAGGGGCTTATTGAGTGGCTTACGAAGGTCGTTGACGCGTTTACCAACTTGCCGCAGCCAATTCAGGCAGCCATTCTGGCTTTTGCAGGCATCGTTGCAGCAATTGGTCCTGTGCTTCTTATTGCAGGCAAGCTAATCACCGCATGGCAGTCTGTGTCTACAGCTATTGGTGCTCTGAAAGCAGGTGAGGGCATCATTGGTGGCTTGATGAAGTCGTTCACGTCAATGGGTGGCATCACTGGCATCCTAGGGACTGTGAAGGGTGCTATCACTGGCTTCATGGGCAACATGGGTGCTATGTTCTCGTTGATTGGTGAAGGAGAAGGTGTCGTAGCAAGTCTTACTGCAGCATTCCCTGGACTTGAAGGTGCTTTGACTGTGCTTACAGGTCCTATTGGTATCGTGATTGCCATCATTGGTGTGCTTGTTGCAGCTTTCATGCATCTGTGGAATACCAATGAGGAGTTCAGGAACAAAGTCACCGAGATTTGGAATGCGATTGTTGAGAAGTTCCAAGGCGTGTTCAGTCGTATTGGTGAACTGCTTGGTGGACTCGGCGGTTTGTTCGAGCAGTTCATTGGTTTTATTGGACCGTTGTGGGACGGCTTCTGTCAGTTGCTTGCTCCAGTGTTCATCGGTGTCTTTGAGACTATTGGTGCAGTTCTTGGTGGTTTGCTAGATGTTATTTCTGGTATTCTTGACGTGTTTATTGGCTTGTTTACTGGTGACTGGGAGCGTTGCTGGACCGGTGTGCAGGAGATATTCGGTGGCATTTGGAATGCTATTGTCGGTACATTCCAAGCCATTGGAGAGATGCTCATTGGCATTGCTAACACGATTCTTGGTTGGTTTGGTACTGACTGGAATTCTATGTGGCAGGGAATTGGTGAGTTCTTCACTGGTCTTTGGCAAGGCATAGTTGATTTCTTCACGGGCTTGTGGGAAGGTGTTGTCACTTTTTTCACTGGTGCTTGGGAGACAATTTCCGGTATTGTGCAGACAGCTTGGGACACGATTTGCAATATCATCAGCTTCGCGTTCCAATTGATTGCTGAGATTTTCAATATCGGTTTCACGATTATCACGTTGCCGTTCCAGTTCATCTGGGAGAATTGCAAGGGTATCGTTGAAGCTGCTTGGACGGCCATTCAAGGCTTCATTCAGACAGCTATGGACACAATCAATAACATCATTCAGACTGTCTGGAATGCAATTTGGGGTTTCCTAGGTCCTATTCTCGAGACAATCAAGAATGGCATCAGTTCTGCATGGAATTGGATTAGCACGACAACTAGCAATATCTGGAATGGTATCAGTTCTTTCTGGTCAGGTGTGTGGGGAAACATCAAGGACAAGGCTAGCACGATAGCCGACAACATCAAGTCAAAAGTTGGTACCGCTTGGGAGAACATTAAGTCCAACACAAGCAGCCAATGGAACAACATCAAGAGCTTCTGGGGCGGTGTCTGGGACAACCTGAGAAGTGCAGCGCAGCAGAAGGCAGACAACATCAAGCAGAATGTCAGCAACGCTTGGAACAACATCAAGAGTCAGACGAGCAGCATCTTCAATGCTTGCAAGTCAACGGCAATTAGCATCTTTGATGGCATACGTTCTGGAATCCAAAGCAAGATTGACGCTGCAAAGAATGCAGTTCAGTCAGGTTTGAATGCGATTAGTGGTTTCTTTAGGAGCATCCATTGGGAGCTTCCGCACATCAAGTTACCGCACTTTAGCATCAGTGGACACTTCAGCCTCAACCCGCCAAGCATTCCTCATTTCAGTGTTTCTTGGTACAAGAAGGCAATGGAGAACGCCATGGTGCTGAACTCGCCTACAATCTTCGGAATGTCAAGTTCCGGTAAGATGCTTGGCGGTGGTGAGGCTGGCAGTGAGGTGGTCGCAGGTGCAGACACTTTGATGCAGATGATTCAAGATGCATTGAGTTCTGTTATTGGTGGTAGTAATCAGATGGCTGCAGTCGGTGGTGGTGACATTATCATTCCGGTGTACATTGGCAGCGAGAAGATTGACACAGTTGTGGCAAGGGCAAACGAGAAGAGCAATTTCAGGAATGGTGGAAGGTGGGGTTAGAAGATGTCAAACAAAGTCTATCTTTCCATCAACAACATCGTGCTTCCAGTAGAGCCGCATCGTGGTTATGACATGTCTTTGAAAGACGCAGACAATGTGGCTGAGACTGAAGCTGGCACTTACATAAGAAGTGTGTATCGAAGTGGAATTCCTAAGATTAGCGTGAAGTTCTGGTGTGACTTGGCAATGTTGCAGCAACTTCATACTTTTAGGAATGAACCTTCTGTACTTGTGAGGTATTTTGACCCGTTAGCAGAAGCTAACAGTGATGGCGACAGGCTGGTGTCTGAGTACATGTACGTGTCTGGGTATAAGGAAAGCATGAAGGCAGACACTGATGACTTGGGCATCTGGGAAGTAAGTTTCGGATTGGAGGATTTGAGCTATGTATGATGTCTCAGAGGAATACATGCAAGCCATTTCCTCAGTTTCTTTCGTGGAAGATTTGAAGGGTTCAGTTGGACGAGTTGCCTTTGGTATGGAGAATGTAATCAAAGGCAGCTTCTCCATTTCCAACCAATGTTGCGGCAGTAGTTCAGTCGAGATTGGTCAGGTGTATGTTGGCGAGCTTGACTGTAAGTTCATTGGATTGAACATCCAGCGAAAAGCTTACAAGGGGTTGCAAGTAATTCCTCAGCATGGCGTGCTAGTAGGTGACGAGTTCGAGTATGTTCCGCTTGGCGTGTTCACAATTGACAAAGCTGAATGGACGGAAGATGGCATCTCAATCACGGCATATGACAACATGTCGAGGTTTGATAAGACGTTCAGCATCACAAGTACGAATGGCTTTGTGTACGACTTCTTGAATTACTCCTGTCAGCGTTGTGGTGTCACTCTTGGAATGACAAAAGCCGAGATTGAAGAACTTCCTAATGGCAGGGAGAATTTTGACTTGTACGAGGAAGTCAATGACATCAAGACGTTTCGTGACTTCTTGAGTTGGATTGCACAGACGACAGCTGCTAATGCTTTTGTCGACCGTGATGGAAAGCTCTACTTGCGTGCTTATGACGTAGAGTCAGTTGACACGCTTGATGACCATCGTAGGCTTAGGTCTGGTAAGATTTCGGACTTTCAGACATATTACACTGGTATGTCAGTGGTGAATATCGAACAGAAGACGACTAGTTACTATGCGGTGCTTCCAGACAATGGTCTGACTTACAACCTTGGTCAGAATCCGTTGCTTCAGTATGGCTTGGATGAGACAAAGGAGAGGCAGCGAAGGGCAATACTCGAAAGCCTTGCAACTGGTGTTTACTCTCCATGCAAGTTCAGTCTTTTGCAAGCTCCTATTTACGACTTGATGGACTGCATCACGTTGCAAGATGGCATAGTCGGAAACGAGGAGTCAGAGCTTACTTGCGTGCTCAAGTATGACTGGACATTTGGTGGCTCGTATGCTTTTGAGTGTGTTGGTCAAGACCCAAGTCTTGCTAGTGTTCAGAGTAAAGTCGATAAGAATATCGCGTGGTTGCTAGAGGCAGTTCAGAATGACAACAGCACGTTTTACGTTTATGGTTTCGAGAATACAGAAGAGTACTCAATTGGCACTACGCCAGAAATGGTTACCAGAATCGACTTTGCCACTGTCGATACTTCACGTGTCGTTTTCATCTATGAAGCGAATTGCGAGATAACCAGAGACGGTAACGTTGTAGCAGATTTGTACGTGGATTCCGATTTGGTAGACACGTTCACGATGTATTACGAGCGTGGCGCGGCAAATGTGATGTTCAGTTGGTTCTACGACCTTACGGCAGGGCTTAGGCACGAGCTAAAGATTTATCTGCATTGGGAATATTTCGAGTCCGATATTCGTAGGCATTATGCAGACTTGGGGACGCTTCATAACTACGTTGATGCTGTTGTTTTCTATATGTCGCGTCAGTCGGGAACATGGGCTTCCATTTCGGTTCTCACATGGAATGCCGTTGGTACGTACACTTGGAACGACATTTACTCAGACCAGTCAACGATTGGTCAGAACACGTGGGATGATGTGTTGGAGGGTGGACTTAAGATTAGTCCCTCAGAGATTCGCTATGAGACTGAACCGATAGACACAGGCACAGGATTAATCAATATCGGCATTGCAAAGGTAAAGTCGGTTTTGTTCGGTCGTGGCCTTGCCGCTACCGACGTTTGGGACGGTACGATTAACGTTTCTGATTCCACAGAGATTGTCGAGGTTGTCAAGCCTACGGTGATTCCTGTTTCTGATTTGGTCAACCTTGCGACGCACACGCCAATACCAAACGTTTTGTCGGACACTCTGGTTAACGTTTCCATCCCGGTAATGACGATTCTTAACGTAATCAACGATATGGGCGTTAACGCAAGCGAGAAGTCGGAATCAGAGGACGGAACGCATGTGGTTGTTTATTGCGTGAACAGTAACTTTGAGTCTGACATTATCTATTTCGACACAGACATTGTTAGCATCACGTTCAACACAACGCAGAACAGCACGTTTGCTGTTTCCAACGACGGTGGTACTAGCTGGTTCATTTGGGACGGTGAGTATTTCGTGCAGCTTGCGAGTGGTGCCACGACTTATGGTGCTGCTGATGTGATGAGTAGCGTTCCCGCTGACTCTTGGAATGCGTTTGAGGTCAATGGAATCAAGTTCAAGTGGACTGAGGGTGACCCTGAGATTGTGGACACGATTGAGATTGTCAAGCTTTCGGACGAGGGCGAAGGAGAGTGATTGTAATGGCAGGTTTGGAACTTCACGGACATACTAAGCTTGAGCTTTTCAACGCTGAGTCTGGAAAGCTAGAGGAATGCGTTGAGGACGATAACGAGCTTACTGGTGCGCTTGCAGAGATATTCCAAGGCATCGGCAGGTTTGGTGCTTCTGACTCAATGACGCAGAAGGTCGGTAGTGGTTATTGGACACGTGATGGTTATAGGCGTGAGTCATTCAGTTTGCGTCAGTGGTTCGGTGGTATGCTTTGTTTTGACAAGAACCAAGATAAAGACCATCCTTTCCCGTCTTACGATTCCGCAATCATTGCTAGTGGCGTTGATGGTCAGGCCAATATTGGTGCAAATGCAATTCGTGGTTCCTTTAACTCCATTGAGTCTGTGTTTGATTGGGAAGGCCACGAAATGAAGTTCGTGTATGATTTTGCGACTTCTCAGGGTAATGGGCGGATTGCAAGCATTTGTCTTACGCCTTATCTTGGTGGTTACATGAATCAAGGTCGTTCGCGTTCTCAGACGGGTGTTAGTGGGTTGCCTGTTGATGAGTGTTTCCAGCCTAATTATTACAGTCGTAGCGGTAGTGTTGCTGGTTCAAACGATGGAAGTAGTAATCCCGGTTATTGGCTTCCGATGTTCGGTTATGCAGCTAATGGTCTTTCATACTACACTGAACAGTGGGCAGAGTATGTAGAGTATGCTTCTTATTATCGTCCTACCGATAGTAATTATATGGGCAAAGGTGGAATTACAAAGCTTCTTGAGCTTGATGTGATAAACAATCGTGCTTTGGTTGCCAAGTTGGAACTTAGTTCAGGTAAGCTTTATGTGACATTCCAACGCTATACGATTGCAGCGGATGAGATTAATGTTTGGTTTGGGAATGGTGACCAAAGTTGGCCGCATGACGATTCGCCAACTATTGAGCTTGATGCATTGTATGACCATATTGGTTTTCAATATATGAGCTATGATTATGAGAATCGCATTCTTTATGTTGTGGCAGCTCCATTTGATATTCGTAACTATACGTCTTACAATTGGTCGGAATCTCAGAAAAATGCAGTAGAGGTTGCTTCAAATATTAAGGTGTATGGTATTCATGTTGACCCGACGATTTCAGACAATGTAGAGACTTTTACAGTTGACACGTACACGGTTCCGAATAATACGAATGTAAGGCTTCCGCTTGCAGCTTCTTTGCGTGCTAGTAACCAATTCAGAACTTTGCAATTCTTCTGCTATGATGGCTATATGTATGTGTTTGGGCCAATGTATAGTGATAATGTTAGTTGGACAACGGCAAAGAATTATACGATTTATAAGATTGAGCTTGCACATCCAACGAATGTGGTTCAGATTCAAACGAACATTACGAATTTTGCACCTATTTACGCTGTGGTTCTTGACGCGCATGATGGTAGGATTTGGCTTAATTTTGGCGGTAACGCAGTGCGTGTGCTCAATACATACACCAATGAGCTTTATGCTTATGAGGAACTTTTGCACTATGATTGGCAAAACTATGCAGTGGTTCCGATTCGTGGTAGCAATGCCTTTGCTTGCGAGAATGGGCATCTAATAGGTGTTCGTCCTAATGTCCTAATGACGGTTAACAATATCACGCCTGTAACAAAGACGGCAGCACAGACGATGAAGATTAGTTATACAATCAGTGGCTAGTAAGGAGTAATGGAGAATGGCAACCCAAACGACAAATTACGATTTGACCAAACCTGCTGGTGACGATTTGGCACAGATTTCCGTGCTTAACGGAAACTTTGACATTATCGACGGCCAGATGAAAGCCAATGCAGACAAGGCGCAGCAAGCCTATGATTTGGCTAATGGCAAGCAAGACCCTATTACCGTTGACGATGTGCCTACGTATGGCAGCACGAATCCCGTTCAGTCTGGTGGTGTGTATCAAGCTCTGAGTGGTAAGCAGGACGAGCTTTCGGCAGGTGCTAACATCAACATTGATGGCAACAATGAGATTAGTGCAAGCCATTACGATGTTCAGACTTTGGCAGACACGACAAGTGCGGCAACGGCTGGCAGCGCTTCACAGATTACGATGGTCGATTCAGTCACACGTGATGATGAGGGC